TTGGCCAGGGCCTCGCGGGCCTCACCGGTGCGCAGGAGCTTGCCCTGGGGACCGCCGGGGCGGACTTTGCCGGGTCCCAGGCGCTGCTGGGCGCCGGGATTGGTGGCTACCAGCCGGCGAGCCAGACCGCGGCGTTCATGAACCCCTACCAGCAGCAGGTGATTGACGAGGCCATGCGCCAGATCAATCGCCAGGGGCAGATTGCCCAGCAGGGGCTGTCCGCCCAGGCGGTGCGCGCCGGCGCCTTCGGGGGCGAGCGCGAGGGGGTTCAGCGGGCGGAGCTCGAGCGCGGATTGCTCGAGCAGAAGTCGAACACGATCGCTACCCTGCTCAACCAGGGCTACAGTCAGGCGCAGGCGCAGGCCATGTCTGCGTTCGAACAGCAGCAGCAGCGTCGGATGCAGGCCGGGCAGACCGTGGGGCAGCAGGCCGCGCAGCAGGCGCAGCTTGGTCAGGCGGCCGCGGGCCTTTATGGCAACCTCGCACAGCAGCAGGTCGCTGCCGGCCAGGGCCTTGGGCAGCTGGGCGTGCAGCAGGCGCAGCTGGGGCAGTCGGCCGCAGGGCTGTACAACCAGGCGGCGCAGAACTACGGCAGCCTTGCCTCGCAGACCGGCGCGCTTGCTGGCCAGGAGGCCGGCATCCAGCAGAACATCGCAAACCTGCTCGCCGCGCAGGCGGGGCAGCGTGGGCAGGTGGCGCAGACGGCGGCGGGCATCTACGGCCAGCAGGCGAACACGTTCCAGAACCTCGGACAGGGGATCGGAACGCTTGCCGGCCAGCAGTTCGGCATCGGGCAGAGTATTGCTTCCGGACTCGGTGCCCTGGGCGGTCAACTCGGTCAACTTGGCGTTCAACAGGCAGCGCTTGGGCAGACGGCGCAGGGGATGGACCAGTCAGACGTCAACTTCCTGTACAACGTGGGCCAGGCGCGGCAGGCGTTCAACCAGCAGGGGCTCGATGCGCAACGGGCAACGGCGCTCCAGCAGATCTACGCGCCGTACCAGCAGCTCGGGTTCCTTTCGGACATCTACCGCGGAGCACCTTCGACGCAGATGTCCACGCAGGTCACAAGCCAGCCGACAGCGAGCCCGTTCCAGCAGGCCGTGGGCATTGGCCTTGCGGGCCTTGCGGGGGTAACCGGGGCGAAGAAGGCCGGGCTTTTCTGACGAGAGGGCGACATGTCAAAAGACACGGAAATGGACGACATCGAGAACGTCGGCATCATGCAGGGGTTTCTCGAGGAGGAAGAGGACGATCTCGAGGAAGAGGGCGAGGGGGACGAGGAGAACTCGGCCGCCAGTGCTCTTAATCGGCGTCCGAACTCGCCCGAAATCCTCATGAACAACCTCCGCGGCGACATGCGATCGGTGGATGCGCGCCGCGAGGAGCTGGCGGATCTCGTGGGCTACGCAGCAGCTGCCGAGACGCCCGATTCGGTGCTCGCGATGCTTCAGCCGGTGCTGGCGCAGCAGGGCGGCCTTGGGGCGCTCCCGCAGTCAGGGCCCATGGCCCAAGGGCCACAGCCCCCGATGGGCGGTCCGATGCCGCCGATGGGCGGCCCGGTGCCTCCGGGGGGTCCGCCGATGGAGGCCTTGGTGCCTCCGGGTGGTCCGCCGATGCCGCCGGGCGGAATCACCGCCGCGCCGGGCGGCCCGATGCCGCCGATGGGCGGCCCGGGAGGTCCTGGGGCGCCGCCGATGCCGCCGATCGGCATGAAGGACGGGGGCCTCGTGCAGCGTTTTCAGGACGGGTCAGATGAGGAAGGCGTGACCCCGGCCGAAGATAGCAATGCGCCTTCGATGTCCGTGACTCCGGAAATGCTCGAGATTGCTCGTGCCGGCATGACTCGACTGCTTTCACAGCAGCCGGCAGCGGTACCTGATCTTCGCCAGATGACCAAGGAGCGGGAGAAGCTCTACGGCGAGCTCTTGGGGGAGGACAAGAACGCCCAGCAGGCACAGCTGCTTTTTGCGCTTGCACAGCGCGGGCTGCAGCTTGCGGGCAATGTCGACGCACGGGGCCGACCGCTGGTCGGGTCCCCACTCAGTCGTTTTGCGACCGTCGCCTCCGATGCTGTGGGGGACATTGGGCAGTTCATCTCCGACGCGGACAAGCGCCAGAGCACGATCCGCATGGCGGCGCTACAGGCCGCCGAGAAGGAGGCGGAGCAGGTGCGCGCGGGGAATATTCGCACTATCGAATCTCAGCGCAAGTTCTTTGGGGACGTCCTGCGGTCTGCCGGCCGCACGCCGACGAGCGTCTTCGGCAAGGGCTCATGGGAGTGGTCCATCATCAACACCCCGGGCCTGTTGCAGGCCTACGTGGACGGAGAGACCACGCCCGATGAGGACAACCTGATCGTCAGCGCGGCGACGAAGCTGACGCGGCCGACCACCGAGTATTACACCGACGACCAGGGGCGGGTTGCACCGAGGCAGAAACCGGGGTACTCCCTTCCGTTCCTGGATGCGGCGATGGCGGCGCGAGCGAGGCTTGACGCAACGGGGGGCCGCCGTCCGCCGGCCACGCCAGGTACTGTTCCGGCAAGCCCGACCACGGATAGCCCGGAACTGCCCTCTTCCACCCCCGAAGACTCGTCGGCCGCTGAAGCCGGCGGGGCCCCACGAGTCCAAGCAGGAGGTGTTTCTGCGGGGGAGAGGGCCTTTGCGGAGCCTACGTTGTGGAACGCTGCGCAGTCGGGCATCGGGCTTGTCCCGAAAGTCACCTCCGAACTTGCTCGTAGCCTTCCAATCGAGGCCGCCGGCGAAATGGGAAGAACGCAGCAACAGGCTGCCTCGACCATCACAAAGCTTGCGCCTCGCGTGACCATTGCGTTACGAGAGACGGCTCGGTTGTCGAATGCCGAACGCGAAGACATCAATCTGTACCTGAACCTTGAGCCTCGGTTCTTTGAGAACCGGATTGGCTACCTGAACAACCTGGTCAGTCTCGGGCAGGTGCTCTACCGGATTCGCAACGATGCCCTCGACAAGGCAGCGGACCGCTCCCTGAGCAATACCGTCACGAATGAACAGCGGTTCAAGGCTCGGGACATCCAAGCAATCATTGACATGGTGGGAATCCCGCCCATCGTGTCGTCGCTCGACGAATACCGTAGACTGCCGCTTGGTGCAGAGTTTCTGGTGTACAGCCAGAACAAGGAGGCGTGGGTCCCGGACCGGAGAAAGCCCCTGCCTGACGAACAGTAACAAGAGGTCGACCGCAAGATGGAAAAGGAGCCGCAGTTCACGCAGGAAGACCTGGACGCCTTGGCAGGAGCTGCGCCGGCGCCCGGCGCGGCGCCTGAGGCCCCTGAATCACGGCTCATGGGCCAGCTCCGCGGGGACCCTGAGGCGATTGGATACGAGGAGCGAGCCCGCCCTCGCCCGGGTGGCCGGGAGCCCTCTGTGGAAAGCGGGCTCTCCCAGGAGGACTTGACCGCGTTCGGCCACGTGCCGGAGTCTTCTGGTGCAGAAACGGGACCGGCCGCTCGAGCGTATGGTCGGGGCACTGTTGCCGGCATGATCGAAACGGGTCCTGCAGTTGCGGGCGCGATCTACGGCGGTCGGCTGGGCGCTCTTGCTGCCCCGTTCATGGGGCCGGCAGCGCCCATTGCCCCGTTTGCGGGGGCAGGCGTGGGCTTCATGGCAGGCGTTCTGGCAGGGAAGCCCTTGTCGGAACTCGTCATGGAAGCGCCCGAGAGCAAGGACCTCGTGCCGTACTTCGAGGGTGGCAAGACCTTCGGCAGCACGATCGCGTTTGCCCCGGCCGCCTTCGGCATCCCCGCCGCTTTGGGCACTCGAATCGGTCCGTACATCAGTCGGATCGGAGAGTTTGCTCGCAAGAGTCCGAAGTCGTACCTGTTGGGCGAGCTGTCCGCAGGAGCGTCGTCTTCTGTCGGAACCGTCCTTGCAGAGGAGTACGCCCCTGGGCAGGCCGGGACACGCTTTGCTGCTGAACTCGTCTTTGGCGCACTGAACCCCGTCCGTTACCTGCCCACGCTGACTGCATGGAGCGGGAAGCAGCTCAGGACGCTGTGGAAGATGCGAACCAAAGAGGGTCGCGAAGGTATTGCAGCCGCGAACGACTCGCGCGCGCAAGACATGGCCACCCAGCGTTTGATGGAGATCCTAGAGAGAGACGGGGAAGACATTCCGGCGTTGATCAAGGCGCTTGAGCAGCCTCTTCCTGGGGGTCCGCGGGTCTCTTACCCGACCACCGGCGCAGTCACGGGACCGAGTGCAGCACAGAAAACAGGCTCTGAGACACTTTCCAAGCTTGAGGCCGCGCTAGGGATTCTCGACCCGAGTTTTGGCGCGTCGTTGAATGACCAGGGCCGGGAATCGTTGCGGGCTTACTCGCTCGTCATCAACGCAATGAATGACGCGGGATCTCCCGAGGCACTGCGCGCTGCTGCGCAGATGCGAGAGAAATTCTTCACGGACGCGATCAACGGGCGCCTTGAGCGCGCGAATCTGCGTGCGGCCGAGAGAATTGCAAAGATTAAGCGGGACACTCCGGAAGCTCGTGTCGAGATCGGGCTGATTGTTCGAGAGGAGGTGGAGAAGGCGCTGGAGAATGCGCGTGCCGCTGAACGGTTCTACTGGGAACGAGCGGATCGTGAGGCTTCAAAGCCTGCCGGTCAGACCACCCTGATGGTTCAGCCGTCGGAGACCCTGGTCAACAAGCTGTACACGGACTGGGCGGGCACGGTGCTGCCTGAGCTCAAGCGCATGCAGCGCAACGACGTCGACTTCAGGAATCCCGCAGCCGTGTCGCGCCTTCTCAAAAAGAAGGCGGTGCCTCTGTCGGTTTTTATCAAAGAAACGGGCGGAATTGCCAACGATGCCGAGCTGGCTGCTCGCGACATCACCAACAAGTCACTGCCGGGACTCGTCCGCCAGAACATTTCCCGAAACGTCCGTGGAGAGCGCGGCACGGCCAGTATCGACGCTGTTCGCGAGCGTGTCTTTGACGCGGGGTACTTCCCTCAAAAAGGCAGCTACAACGAAATCAGTGATTCGGAGCTTTACGACGCCATCGAAAGGGACTTGAACGGCGACGAGCGCGTGTGGACGATCAATGTGCGCGCCGCACTCGATCCATACGTCAACGAACGAGAAGTCCTTGACTCGTGGGCCGCGGAGGGTTTTGACCCGTCGATGACGCTTGACCAGGTGGCCAACCGCGCACGCGTCCTTGACGACCTTCGTCGCAAAGAGGGCCGGGAGGGGTTCTACGTCTCTCCGGACAAGATGCCTGGCCCGACCAAGAAGACGGTGCCGCGGCCGAGACAGCTCACGGCGGAGAACACGGTCCGCGCCTATCTCGAGCGCGTCTCGCAGATCGGCCCTGCTCTGGTGGACTCTATGGTGCCTGCGGACGTGCGCCGCATCATGGAGAGCTTTGGCGTCAACGACACGGCGGTCGAAAAGTACCGCCGTGGCCGCACGTCTGAGCAGTTCTCCAAGACCGGCATCGTTCACCACAGCTATCTCCCGGACAAGCGGGTACTGGAGAAGATCAAGGCCGGCGATCTGATCAACTACCGCTCCAATCTTCTCACCCTGGCTCGCCAGGCTCGTGGAAGAGGGGACGTGGCGGACGCGAGCTTCTACAGCTACCTCGCGGAGTCGATGCTGACCGATTTGTCCAAGCTCGACAACCCGGCGTACGACAAGGCGCGCGAGTTCTCGAGTTCGTTGAACGACGTCTTCACGCGTACCTTTGCCAACGATCTCCTGAGCCAGGCAGACACCGGGGCCCCGAAATACCCCGCGGAGACGCTGATTCAGCGTGCATTCGGTGTCGGCGGGGACCTCACCGCGTTGCGCATGCGGGAGATTGAAAACGCCGTAGGCTTCATGCGCGAGCGACTGCGCAAGGCGGCAGAGGAAGCGCCGGCGGTGATTCCTGGCGACACACGGTTCGAGGACGAGGCGAAGATGCTGCGCGAGTTTGCGTCGGTATCGACGCGCGGCGTCGCGTCGATCCAGGACGCGCAGAACCGCATCATGCGACTGCTTGCGTCAAAGGCGACCTTCGTCGACCCGAAGACCAACGGCATTCGACTGAACACCCGTCGACTGAACGAGTTCGTGGCGCAGAACAAGACGCTTCTTGATCAGCTGGGCATCACGGGCGACCTGACGGATGCTGTTCAGGCGGAAAATGCGTTGCGTGCCGTTCTCGAGCAGAACAGCGCGCTCAACACCACTGTTCGCAAGCAGATGGCCTTCTCCCGGGTCCTTGCGACTGAAAACCCCACGATGGCCATTGCCTCGGCGCTGCGCAGTCGGTTTCCGATGCGTAGCATGGCGCAGCTTGCGCGTCTTGCGCAGCGGGATGGTCCGGACGCCATGGCTGGCCTCAAGGCGTCCCTGTACGACTACATCTTCACGAAGGCCTCCGGCGGTACGGAGGTCATCGACCCGCAGCGGCTCCAGGACGCCTTGTTCAAGCCGTTCGCGAAGGGCCAGCCTGCCCTCGCGGACATCATGCGCACCCAGGGTCTCGTGACGCCGCAGGAGCTCGGCAACATCCGCACGTTCACCGAGCGCATGATGCGCATCGAGGACGCCATGGGCGGCGGCCGTGTGGCGCTGGACAACGTCGTCACCGGGGCTGACGCCCTCTCAGAGCTCGCGATGCGCGTGGTCGGTGCCCGCATTGGTGCGAGCGCCTCAGGCGGCGGCGGTCCGACCCTGATTGCCGCCTCCGCAGGCTCGAAGACGGTGCGGCAGGTCTTCGACAAGATGCCCATGATGATGGTCCGCAAGACCATGCAGCGCGCCGTCCAGGATCCGATGTTCATGGCCATGCTGCTGCGCCGGACGCCCTCGGAGCGCGAGAAGTTCACCCTGGCGAAGTCGATGCACGCCTACATGCTGGCGTCGGGCTTGACCTATGCCACGTACGAGGAGCCGCCGGAAGCACGGATGCCGGAGCAGGCGCCCGCGGACCAAGGACCACGGGCCTCGGACCAGTTGAGAGACTTGACAGACTTGTACGACAGGATGCGGGGCCGGCCGCAGCCCCCTGCGCCGAACACTCGGGGCATGCCGGGGAAGGCGCCCGCCGCTCCCCAGGGGGCGCCCACGGGAGGCGCCCCGGCAGCGCCCGCCGGCGGGATGACGCAGAGCCGGGCGATGATGCAGCAGCTCTTCCCGAACGATGCGATCCTCGGGGCCGCCGCGACGATGCAGAACCCGGCGATGTAGGGGCGGCCCTAGCTGAAGTACTGGGCCATCTGGTCGCGATCGAGGCTGTGGTAGCGCTCCACGCGCTTCATCCAGTCCTCCTTGTAGCGCTCGAACTCCCTGCCAGCGGTACTGAGCTCCTGTGTTCCGCCTGTTTGGAGGGCGATCAGCACGTAGGCATGCGTGATCGAGGTGCCATGCACGATGTCGTGCGCAAGCGCGTACGCAGCGGTCTGGTGGAAGTAGTCCTCGATCCACTCGTGGCGCTTCGGCTTCAGCGACTGCTTCAGGTCGATGATCGCCTGGTTGCCGCGGTAGATCCCAATGAGGTCCGCGGTCCCTGCGTACTTCTCGGGGTAGTGCAGGGTGGCTTCGGATGCCCAGATCTCGTTCATGTTCACGAGGCGCTCGCGAATGAGGCGGTACCCCATCTCGTAGCCAAGGACCATGTTCCAGTTGGTCGGTTTCGGCAGGTCCCGGTACGCGATCATGCGCTCGACGACGTTGTGCATGTGAGTGCCCACGCTCGCCGCGTCGTTTCGAATCCGGTCCGCAGTCTCCTTCTCTACCCGATCAGCCCACTCATCGAGCTTTCTGCGGTCCTTGGTCGCGGAGAGGATCGTGGTGACGCTCGGCAATCGCTTGCCTGCCGAGTCGACGTAGTGGCGCCCTGTCTCGCCGCCTTCCTCGCGTAGGAAGCTCTCGTACTTGTAGAGGCGCCGAAGTGGGATCAGATCAACCATTGCCGTACCTCCTCTCCGAGCACTGCCGTCGAGATGTCAATCTTGTCCCGTAGCGCTTTGACAATCTTCTCGTCAACGGTTTTTGGCGTGAGGAGATCGACGTAGGTGACGTTCTTCGTCTGTCCGATACGGTGCGCGCGGTCCTCCGACTGCAGGCGTTTCTCGAGATCGAAGCTGTTGCTGTAATAGACCACCACGTTGGCGGCCGTCAGGGTCAGGCCGTATCCGCCGGTGCTTGGGTTGCCGACGAAGAAGCGGAGTTTGCTGTTCGGGTCCTGGAAATCAGCGACGACACGCCGTCTCTCCTCTTCCTCGGTATCTCCGTAGTAGGTCCCGACGCTTTCCATGCCGTACTCGAGTTGCAGGGCCTTTTTGATGGCCTGGATGTCGGGCCTGTACGTCGCCCAGATGATCACCTTGCCGTCGGTCTCTTCGACAACGGAAAGCAGTTCCTCCACGCGCTTGTTGGGTAACGGCATGAGCGTGCCGTCGTCGAGTTTGACATGGCCGCAGACGATCTGGTGCAGCCGCATGAGTTGCGTCAGCGCGTTGACCGTGGTCATCGTGCCCTGCTCAAACTGAGCAAGCGCAAGGACCCGCATCTGCTCGTACGCGGTGCGTTGCTCGTCTGTCAAGTCCACCTCCCGCTTGACGTAGAGCTTGGGTGGCAGGTCGAGGCATTCCTCTTTCTTGACCCGGAAGCTGAACCGATCAAGCTTTTCTTTGAGCTCGTCGAGACGCTGATAGCCGACGACCTGCTTGAAACTATGGCTGCCGACGAAGCGCTCGACAATGAGGGCGTAGCGTGCCCGAAAGCTGTAGTACGAGGGCGAATCCAGGCAAGCGTCGGACAGGAACGCGCACTGCTGATACAGGTCCAGTGGCGACTTGGTCACGGGAGAACCTGTCATGATGCGTCGATACTTCGCGGATTTGCCTGCTTTTTCAGTGTTTTTGCTGCGTTTGCTGTTTGGGGTCTTGATGGTCGTGGACTCATCAATCGCCATCAGCGCGTTGTGGACGAACAGAAATCTTTGGGCAAACTTCATCCCTTTCGGGGTCGAGAAGGCCTCGATGTTCATGACGAGGATCTTGAGGTCCTCAGTGATCTCGAACAACGAATCAAGGGCCTGCTGCTCCGCCTTGCGGGGGGAGGCTGACCAGAGGGCGACGCGGTAGACGACGTGCTCCGGTAGGTGTTTCGGGATCTCTGTGTCGACCCAGTTGCGGTACACGCCTTTGGGGGCTACGATCAGTGCGGCATTGATGCGCCCGAGGTCGTACAGCATTGCCATGTTGTTGATCAACATGAAGCTTTTGCCGGTGCCCATGTCCGCGAACAGTGCGGCGACCTGGTGGTCCCAAAACCGCTGCAGGTACGCTGCCTGATGCGTGAAGGGCTTGTTTTTGAAACGGTACGTCTGTAAGAATTGGCTCATGGTCCTCTCGCTTTCTGACAGGGGTTGCAATCCCTGAAAGCGGAGTCTACACTAGGTCTCGTCGTTTGAGAAAGGAGAAGTTGAAGTGTCTATCGTGTACGTCGTGTCCGAGACGCAGCAGCACAACATTGCGAGTGCGCAGGACTACGGACGGATTGAAACCATTCTGCCACCCAACGCGCAGATCGCTTTTTCGGTGATGCCGACAATTCGTCGCATTCAGCGGAAACTCGACAAGTTCACCGACAATGACTACCTGTTGTTGATCGGGGACCCGTCTGCGATCGGTATTTGTTGCGCTGTGGCAGCGTCAAAGAACAACGGTCGCTTTAAATGTCTCAAGTGGGACAAGCGAGAGCGCCGTTACATCCCCCTTGAGGTGGATCTTTACAAGAAAGGAGAGTTGGATGAGCCTTACGAACTTGTTTGAACAGGAAGCCGAGGCACTGCGAGTCGGTGACGAGCAGGTCAGTGGTATTTCGAGCCTGGCACGTCGTGCCAAGCAGCTTTCTCGCGAGGTCGAGGACGCGGAAACGGTCCTCAAGGGCCTCAAGGATCAGTACCGCAAACTGACGGAAGAGACACTGCCCGAAGCGCTTGCCGAGACAGGCATGACGTCCTTCCGCATGGAAGACGGCAGTTCCATCACGATCAAGCCCTACTACAGTGCTTCGATCAGCGAGGCGCGGCGTGCGGAGGCCTTCCAGTGGCTGCGCGACCGGGGCTTTGATGACATCATCAAGAACACCGTCAGTGTTCGTTTCGGTCGCGGCGAGGCGCCTCTTTGCGAGCGCCTGATCACGCTGCTGAGCGAGAACGGGTTCCGCTCCGAGGAAGCGGAAAAGGTCGAGCCCTCGACCCTCAAGGCATGGGTCAGGGAACGGGTGGAACGTGGCGAGGAGTTTCCGATGGAACTCTTCGGCGCGTACATCGGGAAGAGAGCCGAGATCAAGTCGTAACGAACCAAGGACCAAGGACCAACTAACATGGCTAATACAGAACTTGCAGAGAAAAAGGAGAGCATTGGCGCTCTCGTTCTTGCTGGCAGCTTTGAAGAGGATGCCGGCGACAGTTTCAGCGGGATGGGCCAGGACGACTTTGCCCTGCCGTTCCTCCGTCTGCTGACGAACACTTCCCCCGAGGTGGGCGAGGTCGAGGGGGCGCTGCCCGGCATGGTGTACAACAGCGTCACGGGGCAGCTCTTCGATGGCAAGAAGGGGATTGTCGTGATTCCGTGCGCGTACGTGCGTCAGTACATCGAGTGGGCGCCGCGTGGAAGCGGATCGGGAGCACCTCTCAATATCTACCCATCGACGTCGGATATCCTCTCCCGTACCCATCGCGAGCCGGGAGACAGCAAGGACTACCTGGACAACGGCAACTACATCGACAACACCGCGAACCATTACGTGATGGTTGTGGATTCGAATGGGACGCCTTCCCCGGCGCTGGTGAGCATGAAGTCCACGCAGCTGAAGAAAAGCCGCAAGTGGAACAGCATGATGCAGTCCGTGAAGATGCAGGGAAGGAATGGCCTCTTCACGCCACCGATGTACAGCCAGTTGTATCGCCTGACCACGGTTCCCGAGTCGAACGATAAGGGCAAGTGGTTTGGCTGGGAGATCGAGCGCGTAGGCGCGGTGGATTCTCCGGAGGTTTACGCGGCGTGCAGGGCCTTCGCGCAATCCGTCAACTCAGGCGCTATCAAGGCGAAGCCCGAGGCGGAAGGCGAAGCTGCCCGCGTCGAAACCCCGTTCTGATGTTCCCCAGGGGCCGAAAGTTGCACGCGTCTTTCCCCACCGCGTGCAGTGAGTAGGCCCCTTTTTTCGAGAAAGAAGAAGTGACCGACATCACCCGGTTCAAGGCGATCTTTTCCGGACTGGACATCGCCTATGGGACCTACAAAATTCAAGATACCAAGGGCAGCGGCAAGCAAGCCGGCAAGGCCGTTGTTGTGCGCAAGCCGCCGACTGACGACCTTTGGCAGAAGCATTTGCTGGGGGTCGAGCCCTCCCTGGGTATCATTCCAATCCGGGCGGACAACAGCTGTGTCTGGGGCTGCATTGACATCGACCAGTACCCTATCGACCACGCGGGTCTCGTCAAAAAGATCCGCAACCTGAACCTGCCCCTGGTTGTCTGTCGGAGCAAGTCCGGGGGAGCGCACGTGTTCCTTTTCGTCAAGGAACCGATCCCTGCAGGGGAGATGCAGAAGTACCTGAAGGCCTGCGCGGGGCTGCTTGGCGAAGCAGGACGCGAGATCTTCCCAAAGCAGTCAGAGATCCTCGTCGAGCGTGGCGACACGGGGAACTTCCTCAACCTCCCCTACTTCGGGGGAGACGAGACCATGCGCTACGCCTTCACTGACGAGGGCAAAGCGGCAACGCTCGAGGAGTTCTACTCGTTGTACGACCGGTTCGTACAGGACAAGGACATCGAGGCACCAGAGGGACCAAAGGCTCCCGAGGCACCTATCAAGGACGGCCCTCCCTGCCTGCAGTCGATTTGCGCGCAAGGCGTTCCTGAAGGAACACGGAACAACGCGCTGTTTAACATCGGGCTCTACCTCAAACGCGCTCACCCTGCGACATGGGACAACCTGATTGTCGAGTACAACTATAAGTACGTGAGCCCTCCGTTACCGAACAACGAAGTGCAGCTGCTGATCCGGCAGCTCAACAAGAAGGAGTATCACTACAAGTGCAAGGACGCGCCCCTTAACGCGTTTTGCAATGGCGGGTTGTGCAGGACTCGCAAGTACGGGATCGGGGCCCACGGGCCAGACAGCCCTCAGCTTTCTGCGCTTTCCAAGTACGCAAGCGAGCCGCCTCTGTGGTTCCTTGATGTCAACAGCAAGCGTATCGAGTTGGATACAGAGAGCCTGTTCAACCAGCTGGCCTTCCAGAAAGCCTGTGTCGAGAAGCTTAACGTACTGCCGCCGACGGTCAGGCGAAACGACTGGGAACAGCTGCTGAATGCGCTGCTCACGGAGATGGTCGAGACCGAACAGATCACGATTGCGAGCGAGGACACGACGGTAACGGGGCAGTTCAACGACCTCATCGAGGAGTTCTGTACGCACCTGCAGCAGGCGATGGATCGGGATGAGATCCTGCTTGGCCGGCCGTGGACAAACGATGACGAGGGGCGCACGTACTTCCGCATGAAGGACCTCAACGCGCACCTGCTGCGTAACAACTTCAAGGCATTGACGTCTCCCAAGATGGCACAACGTGTGCGTGACCTCGGGGGAGAGCCCATCAGCCTTTTTATCAAGAATCGGGCGGTTCGGTGTTGGCGCATACCGCGCTTCGAGCGCCAGGATTCTCCTTTCTCCACGCCTGAACAGAAAAAATCCGGGAGCCCTTTCTGATGCTGAAAATAGACGGTTTTGATGGCGCCTTGATCGGCATTGCTACGGTATGGCAGCGCGCCGATGACGGAGAAGGCGCGGAGCGCGTTGACACGCTGATCTATGACGGCGAGCAGATCGTGAACACGCTCTGCCAGGAGAGTGGCCTGTCCTACGAGGAGGCGCTCGAGTACATCAGCTTCAACATCGAAGGGGCCTACGTAGGTTCCAATACTCCAATCATTGTCTGGAGCTGCGACATGTCGCGCGTTGAGGAGATGACGGAGGAAAACTGTGACCCGCTTGAATGAGGAACGCTGTGTCTTTGTCGTACTGTGCGTGACCAACGCCCGCGGCGCCGAAGTCCATACGAGCGTCGTCGGCGTGTACGATCACTTCGGGGATGCGGACGCAAAGCGTGCGGAGCAGCCGCTCGAGTTCGCCCTCGTGATCGCTCCATACTACCCCTCACCGCCGATGGAACCATGAGCGTAGAGAAGGTGTTTGGCCCTCCGGGCTCTGGCAAGACGACGTACCTGTTATCGGTGGTCGATAACGAGCTGTCTGGAGGAGTCCCTTCGAATGGGATTGGCTACTTTGCCTTCACTCGCAAGGCGGCAGCGGAGGCCACGGAGCGCGCGCAACGGAAGTTCCCGCACCTGGACCCCGAGCAGGACTTTCCGTGGTTTCGCACTCTGCACTCGTTGGCCTACCGGTGCCTTGGCATTGGCACGAAGGACATGATGACCCCGCAGAACTACGCGGAGTTTGCCAAGGGGGCAGGGATCGAACTTGCGATCGAACAGGGCGAGGAGGAGTTCGCTGTGAAGGCGGATCACCCGATCCTGAACGAGATCAACATCGCCCGGGTCAAGGGCCGAGACCTGCGGCAGCACTACAACGACAGCCAGATGACCATCGAGTGGCATCACTTCGAGTACGTCGACCGCGCTTACCGGCACTACAAGGCCTCGCACGGGCTGCTCGACTTCACGGACCTGATTGAGTACGTGCTGCAGGAGCCTGACCGGTTGCCGCGGCTGAAGGCGCTGATCGTTGACGAGGCCCAGGACCTGTCCCGCTTGCAGTGGCGGCTCGTGCAGGCGCTGATTGCCCGGGCGGAGCGTACGTACGTCGCCGGCGACGACGACCAGGCGGTCTACACGTGGGCCGGGGCTGACGTGGAGAGCTTCCTGACTCTGCGGGGCAACGTCCGCGTTCTGGACCAGTCCTACCGCGTGCCCTCGACGATCCACGCGCTTGCTGACCGTGTCGTCCACCGGATCCGAAACCGCCAGGAGAAGACCTGGCGGCCGCGTACCGAGGGCGGCGCGATCGTCTACTACAACGACTTCCACCACGTCGACCTGACGCGTGGAGACTGGCTGGTGCTGGCCGCGACGAACTACATGCTGTCGGACATGCACGAGTGGATCAAGTCCCAGGGGCTGCTCTTCGAGCGCCACGGACAACGGAGCATCTCCGAGGCTGTGCTGTCCGCGGTGGTCGGCTGGGAGCGGCTTCGCAAGGGCCAGGAGATCCCGTTCGAGCTGGTGAAGGGGATCTACAAGTACCTCGATCCGAGCGCCGTGAAGCACGGGCACAAGAGCCTCAAGACGGCAGACATGGACGCGCTGTACAGCCACGCCCGTCTTGTCGAGCGGCACGGGCTGCTGACGGATGCGATCTGGCACGAGGCGCTGACGAAGATCGGAGAGGACAAGCGGAACTACCTAGTGGCACTGCTTCGTCGCGGCATCCGGTTGACCGACAAGGCCCCTATCAAGCTCTCGACGATCCACGGCGCGAAGGGGGGCGAAGCGGACAACGTGCTGCTGCTCGGGGACCTCTCGACGCGCTTCGCGAAGGAATACGACAACAACCCGGACGACATCAACCGCCTGCTGTACGTGGGCATCACCAGGGCGAAGCAGGCACTGCATGTCGTGCTTCCCCGCAACAACCAAAAGGGATTCAGACTATGAGTGGACTACCCCCGTCCGAGTGGACGCCCCCCGCCTCTTTCCCGGACCTTTCCGCCGCAACGGAGATTGCGATCGACCTCGAAACGTGTGACCCCAACATGGAGTCGATGGGGCCAGGATGGCCCCGGAAGGACGGGTACATCGTCGGATACGCGATCGCCGTGGACGGCTGGCGGGGATACTTCCCCGTGGCGCATCAGGGCGGAGGCAACCTGGACCGTGGCGTGGTCGAGCGCTGGGTTCGGCGGGTGCTCGAGTTGCCCTGCGACAAGATCATGCACAACGCCGCGTACGACCTCGGGTGGCTCCGCGCCACCGGGTTCACGGTCAACGGCACGATCTACGACACGATGATCGCGGCGTCGCTGGTCGACGAGAACCGGTTCAGCTACACGCTCAACTCCCTGGGCTTTGACTACCTCAAGGAGGTGAAGTCTGAGCAGGGGCTGAAGGACGCGGCGGCCGACTTCGGCGTGCATCCCAAGAAGGAGCTGTGGAAGCTGCCGGCGATGTACGTCGGGGAGTACGCGGAGCAGGACGCTGCGCTGACCCTGAAGCTCTGGCATCACCTGAAGACGCTGATCCACAAGGAGGAGGTGGGGTCGATCTTCGACCTCGAGACGGAGCTGATGCCCGTCCTCGTGGACCTGACCTACCGCGGCATCCGGTTCGACCGGGCGAAGTGCGAGCGGCTGCTCGACGAGTTCCGCGAGCGGGAGGCCAGGCATCTCGAGCAGATCCGAGCGCTCTCGGGGGAGGGGGTGGACATCTGGGCGGCTGCCAGCATTGCCCGGGCCTTCGACAAGCTGGGGCTCGTCTTTCCGAAGACGGCGACCGGCCTGCCGAGCTTCACCCGTTCGTTTCTTGAGAGCCACGAGCACCCGATTGCAAAGCTGATCGTGGAGGCGCGGGAGCTGAACAAGACCCACGGCACCTTCCTCGAGCCGTACTTGCGCCACAGCGAGAAGGACGGGAGGATTCACCCCCACATCAACCAGATCCGTTCCGACGACGGCGGGACCGTCACGGGGCGGCTCTCGATGAACAGCCCCAACCTGCAGCAGGTCCCCGCGCGCCATGAAACCATCGGCCCCTTGGTACGGTCACTGTTCCTCCCCGAGGAGGGGCAGCTTTGGGCAGCCAACGACTTCGGCTCACAAGAGCCACGGCTTCTCGTCCACTACGCCACGCTACTGGACCTCCCCGGCGCCGAGCGGATGGCACAGGCGTATCGCGACGACCCCCGGACCGACTTCCACCAGATGGTGGCGGACATGGCAGGGATCAAACGCAAGGCCGCCAAGACCATCGGGCTCGGGCTGATGTACGGGATGGGCAAGCAGAAGCTTGCCAACTCCCTGGACCTGCCCCTTGAGGACGCCGCGGAGCTGATCTCGAAGTTCCACACCAACGTGCCCTTCCTGCGCGGGACGATCAACGCCGTGATGCGCCGGATCGAACACCCGGCCTCCAGCGGGTCGATCCGGACACTGCTTGGCCGCAAGTGCCGCTTCCCTCTCTGGGAGCCCGTCGAGTACGGGATCCACAAGGCACTGCCCCGGGAGCAGGCGGCGATAGAGTACGGCCCGCGGATCAAGCGGGCGATGACGTACAAGGGCCTCAACAGGCTGATCCAGGGCTCGGCAGCGGACCAGACGAAGGCGGCCATGGTCGCGCTGCACCGGGCAGGGTTCCCGGTGCTGTTGCAGGTGCACGACGAGATTGCGCTCAGTGTGGACGGGCGAGAGGCCGCGGACCACGCGTCAAGGATCATGCGAGAGGCCGTGTCCCTCGAGGTTCCTTCCCTGGTCGACGTTGAGATCGGCCCCTCGTGGGGAGAGGCTCGGGGGTAGTTGCATGAGTTGATATACTGCGATAGAGTTCCCTGACAGAAAGGAGATAGGAATGCCGAGAAAACAGAAATGGCCCCGTAGGGCTTCCCCTTCTACAAGGGAGGGGAAGCGCTTTAAGCCCGTGATGCTGCATGAAAGCACGTTGATCATGCTTCGAGAGATCTCGAAGTTTCAGCAAAAGAGCATGAGCAGCATTGTTCGCGGGCTTGTCGAACCCTTGTACGCTGAGGTCTACAAACAGGCCGAGGTGCTTGCCCGTATCGAAGCCAACAGAAAGAGCCAGGAAAATGAAATACAAAACGCAACTGTCCCTCGACGTCGATATTACGTTTGACGTCTTGTCCCCGATCATAGTGGACGGCCAGAAGCTGCCTGCCATGATCGAGATCACTGGAGTAAAGGTCGACTCTACCAAGAAGTCTAGGGGACGAAAGGTGGACCTGCTTAACTCCCTGAGCGAGGAGCAGCTCATGCTTCTCGAGGACGACATTCTCGAGAACTACGGAAAAGAGCCATGACCGCAGTCCACTTTTACTGCCCGCTGCGAAGGGCTTATGTGTGCTTAGTGGTTCCGGCAGAAACGGCATTTAAACTGGTGGGGTTGACATGACTCACGCGATCAAGATTTCCGATCTCGAAAAGGCGGCACTGCGCGACCGGCGAGAGCGCATTGCGACGATCATTCTGGCGGGTTTGGTGACGAGGCAGCCGTCGTATTACGAGTACGCCGTTGCAGACGCGGTGACCTATGCCGACGAGTTGATCGCGGTCCTCGACAAGCCGGAGGAGGACAAGACATGATTTTGATCCCTGTCGGGCTTTTCATGATGTGGGCAGCGTGGCAATGCATCTTGAGACTGTCACCGGACCTTTTAGATGCGTGGTTCGGGACGGTTCTCTGCTTTGTTTATGCTTGTGGCGCGGCGGCGGCGGCAATCGGGGCGCTTTCGATGTTGCGGTGGGCTGTTTGTTGGATGCGGGAGGTAGCGCCATGATCGCAACCGGCTTTGCTTTGATGGTTGCTGCATTCGTCGTGTGGGTGCTTGTGCCGGTGCCCAATCCTGCGCCGCGTTGGAAAATCTGGGTAATCTGCTTTCCGGTCGTGATGGCGTACTGCGTCGGTTTCGTTCTGATTGCAGCCGGGATCACTCGATGGCTGTGGGAGGTAGCGCCATGACCGACCAACTTTGGCAACCACACGAACCAGTCCACCTCACTGCGATGTGGGTTGAACTGGAAAAATATCAACCCTATGCCGACCGTCATGGTTTTGGTGCTGAGTGGCGAACGATGTGCGAGGAGCGCACGGCGGATGCGGCGCAGGCTGCGGCGTGGGCGGCGCAGGCTGCGGCGGATGCGGCGGATGCGGCGGATGCGGCGTGGGCTGCGCAGGCTGCGGCGGATGCGGCGGAGGCTGCGGAGGCTGCGGCGGAGGCTGCGGCGAGGGCTGCGGCGTGGTATGCGGCGAGGGCTGCGGCGGAGGCTGCGGCGTGGTATGCGGCGGATGCGGGAGGTAGCGCCATGACCGACCTTAACGAAATGTGGACGGAGTTGGAGCGTTACCAGCCGTATGCCGACAAGCGAGGGTTTGGTGAGGCATGGAAGCGAATGTGCGAGGAGCGCACGAAGACAGCGTCTTGGGCGGCGGCGGGGGCGGCGTGGGATGCGGCGTATGCAGTAAAAGCGGCGGAGTGGGCGTATGCGGCGGCGTATGCGGCGGGGTATGCGGTAGGGGATGCGGCGTGGGCGCAACAAGCGATTGGGAAAATCCGCAAGGCCATTGAGAAGGAGCAGGAGCCAGAGGAACCGAGAGTCCTTGGTGTGCTTGATGTTGTGCGAACTCCGAAAGGGACGCTGGCGGTGATTGACGCTGCCGACGCTGGGCATTACTCGGTTGTGTTGCCTAAGCGTCTGTTATCTGAGGGTTCTTCGGGTGAGAAAGTCGCGTGGTACACCCGCGATGAGTTGACATTCGTAGGGAAACTGGAGGACTTGGTAGAACGTCCAGGTGAGACATGACCGAGTTCATTCGTCAGTGGATCAACTTCAAACGGCTCGTCCGTGCTGTGCGCGACCGCGACGGCGAATGGCGACGAGTCCCTGCGCCGAACTGGGCGTGTAAACGCAATGGGAGGGACGTGTGGTGAATGACCGAGAAATGTTGAAACTCGCTGCGAAGGCGGCGGGGATTAGCGTTAACTGGCATGGCGACACCGACCCTTGGTGTTATGCCGAAATTGCACCCGGCATTAAGTGGAACCCCCTCACCGACGACGGCGACAACGCCCGCCTTGAGGCAATGCTGGGCCTGAACATGATTTGGGGATCACGGTCTGTGCGAGTGGGCCACAAGATCATTAAAGATGGCCCGACGTCCGAGCGTTACCAAGACCATGGCGGGGATCGACAGAAGGCGCGGCGGTGGGCATCTGTGCGCGCTGCTGCCGAGATCGGGAGGGCGATGAAATGAAACTGCGATACGAAATCATTTTTCGTGAAGGGTACAAATACTGGACTGAACACTACATAGTGTTGTATGCCCCGCGTTGCATGAGTGCAAAGTTTCGGGGGACAGTTGCATATAAGGACTACAAGAGCGCAGAGCGAGCAGCAAAGCGCATGGGCTTTGAGCCGAGGGAGGAAAAGAAATGAACCAAGGCAATGCAAAGATTACTTACCCGCAGTACAAGGAGTTCCTTGAGCGCGTCGAGGAAGCCGAAGCAACCGGGAAGAAGTTGCTCGTCAGTGAGATCGCCTACGACTGGGGCGTAAACCCGCGGACTCTTCAGCATATCCGGCAACGCGGCATCAAGAAGTACGATGCGAGGCTCCGCAAGGAACAAGCGATGGAGGAACTGAACAAAGAAGCGTGGGAGTTGTTGGGTTTGATGTACCACGCGAATAGATGTGAGGCGTCTACCGATGTACGGGGAAAAATCCGAGAGTTGCTAGACAGGAGGAACAAGTATGAGTGACAACATCACGCTGCCCCGCGAGGTGGTGCAGGAGGCGGTGGAGGCGTTGGTTGAGGCCCGTGCGTTGCTGTACGACGGTCGGAAGCAGGACAAAGCAGCCGACGCCCTCCGCACCGCCCTTGCCGCCGAGCAACCGGAGCAGAAGCCGGTCGAGGCAATCCGTTTTCCAGACAGTTACACAGACCCTATATTGCTCCACGGTCATCCGCAAACGAGGTGGGATAAGCCATGACCCGCGACGACATCATCCGCATAGCGCAGGAGGCAGGCGCTGTCCCGTCAGGCGATCCACAAGAGTGGGATGTCTGGCTGTTCCAAGACCCTTCGATGGACCGATTCGCCGCCCTGGTTGCTGCCGAGAAGGACAAAGAGATCAAGCGACTGCAGGACATGCTGTACGAACAACTGGGCGAACTTACGGCGTTGCGGGCGGAGAAACAAATGCGTACACGCCTTGAACAACAAATGCGTGTACTCACTAAACAACTGAAGGAGGAGAAGGTATGAGCAACAACATCACGCTGCCCCGAGAGGTAGTGGAGCAGTTGTTGAAGACGTTGAAAAACAGCGCGCACTGGAGTCGTTTGTATTACGGAAGCAGGGAAGTTGGTGACGCTATTCAAGCCCTCCGCACCGCCCTCGCCGCCGAGCCGACGAAGCCCGAGCCTGTGGGCGTAATGCAAGAGTCTGATCTCCTCAAAGGTCTGGTCATCCCGGTGGTTACACAGGAGTTGCCGGTGGGAACGCTGCTCTATGCCGCCCTTGTTGCTGCCGAGAAAGAACAGCAGATGATTGAGGCCGGATGGCGCAAGTGCGCCGTTGGTCAACGCACCACGCAGTTTTGCGGGCTGCTTGACGAAGCGGTGAAGGCCGAGCGTGAGGCGTGTGCGCTGTTTCTTGAGTCAGGTATTGATCTAAAGGGGCTTAGCCCGGGGATTCAGGCGTTCATTGTAGACTTGTTGACGGGCTTCGCCGCCGCAATCCGCAAGCGAGGGGAGACATGATTAAACTTACTTACGAAATTTTTTGTGATTTGTGCAGCGAAGGATGCGGCATGCAGGAGTACACATGCAACAATTACCCTTCGTTTAACTTTCCAAGACCCACGAACGATTTTTCTTATTACCTGCAAACACAACAACTAGAGTTGTGCAACGACTGCGCTGCTCCATTAGTTGAGGCTTTACGCGAAGCCGTCCGCAAGCGAGGTGAGACATGAACAGTGATCGAAGCTTTTTCACCTTTCTCTTATTCTTGGCGGCGCTGTTTGCAGTTGTGGTGACCAGTTTGCTGCTCTTGGCTTCCGCCGCGGTAGGTCGCGCCGATGACTTCCGCGAACGCTGCGAAGCGGCGGGCGGCAGGACTATTTCCACGCGTCTTGAGTTGTTGTGCATGAAGAAAGAGCAGTTTGTGGAGGTTGGACATGAGTAACCACATCATAAGCCGTCGAAAGATCATCAAGTGGGCGCGACAGGCTGACCGCGACTGGGATCGCGACATGAACCCGATTGCTTGGCTAGAGTTTTTCGCCGCCGACGTTCAAGCCGAGGCCGTTCGTAAAGAGCGGGAGGCGTGCGCGCGCCGTGCAGCGTCTGCAATCCGGAATGGGGGTAAGCCATGACCCGCGACGACATCATCCGTATGGCGCAGGAGGCGGGCGCTATCCCGTCAGGCGATCCCCGAGAGTGGGATGTCTGGCTGTTCCAAGGCCCTGCGATGGCCCGCTTCGCTGCCCTTGTTGCCGCTGCCGAGCGTGAGGCGTGTGCGAAGGTGTGTGACGAAATCGAACGTGGCCCTGCAATGATGATTGAGGAACGGCACACAGCGCGACAATGCGGCGCCGCCATCCGCAAGCGAGGTGAGACATGAGTGGCCGTGAAGCGAAGGAGAAGAAATGACAACCCTCAAACACTTTCTGTGCCGACTGCTGGGTCACCGAAACGACATCTTTGGCGATATACCCAATGAACAACGACGGGAGGACAAGACATGACTGAGAAACAACTTCTCACTGCCGTTTTTTGGGCGGTGTGTTTTTTGATAGGGCTTGTGGTTGGCGCAATCAGAGGTGGCAGATGAAAGAGTTTAAGATGACGATGATAGAGGCTCCCAGTCCTGGAGGCGTCGGCGCCTGCGAACAGGCAACCGTGGCTGATTGGGGTGCGCTGGGGGTAAACACGGTTAATTGGATGGCTGAGGAGAAACGCCGAGAGCGCCGCGAGAAGATTGCGGGGATTGCGTTGCGGGGGCTGTTGGCGCAGTCGGTGTATTGGTTGCCTGAAAAAGCCGCCAAAGAGGCGGTAGAACATGCAGACGCGTTGATCGCGGAACTCGACAAGCCGAAGGAGGAGCAGGTATGAGTAACGAGCAGACAATATGGGCGCGTTACATGGAGGACATACAACAACAGGAAAAAGCGTTAGAAGATCGGTGGAAACGCGACCGCCGCGAGCGCATTGCGGGGACTGCGTTAGAAGATCGGTGGAAACGCGACCGCCGCGAGCGCATTGCGGGGACTGCGTTGCAGGGGATGTTGGCGTACGATGGCGGGCAACTGCCGATTGATCGGGGGGCAGTATGGGCGGTCGCACACGCCGACGCGCTGATCGCGGAACTCGACAAGCCGAAGGAGGACAAGACATGAGTGATAGCAAGCAGTCTGAGTACTTGTACGATCGGCTACGTAACTCGAACCACCAGGCGCAGCGTTACCTGCTTTCTCGGATCGGTGAGCTCGAGGAGGAGATCCTGGAGCTGCACGCGGCACGTAGCCGGGCGTTGGTTGCCGAGGTCGTCCTGGTTGTCGTGTGTTTGCTGGTAGGGTATGCCGTGGGGGTTCATTATGGTCTCGGTTGACAACGAGTCTCCGCCGGGATCCTGGCAGAAGGAGATTGAACTGCAGCCGTGGAAGTATCCGCAGCAGCAGAAGGTGGGTTGGGCGTTGTCTGAGATGCGGCTGCGCGGGCTGCTTGTAGAGGCGGATATACTCGCCCAGGAGCTCTCCACGCTACAGGCGGAGCTCTCCTTACTTCGGGCGAGGAGTTCACGATGAGTCGCAAGGCGGTACTTGAGCGGTTGCTTGGCAAGGAAGCTGCGAAGAAGTTTCTTCCCAAGCGCAAGCGCCCCCGAAAAAAGAGATGAGGAGGTGTTGCACTAGTTGATTTCGTTTGCTATAACGTCTGAGTTCGTTTTCACAAGAAAGGAGATTGATGATGGAAGATCACACAGGTGTTGCGTTTGCTGCGTTTATCACAGGGATCGTTTTGTTCCTGTTGGGCGTGCTGGGGCTGATGGCCTACGAGATCCACATGCGCGCGAAGGTCATTGCCGGGTCTTCGGACCCGATAGCGGCCGCTTGTGCGTACGACGGTCCGGCGGGACGCGACGGCGTGCCCTCGACCTGCCTCACTTACCTTTTCCGTAACCAGGAGTTTTCACGATGAGTCGTTTGAAGTCGAAGAGCGCCAAGAGCTCGAAGCGTGTCAGGGCCGGGAAGCGGGGCGAGAAGAGTGCCCGGGTGCTGGCGTGGTTTCAGGCCAATCCGGGCGCCAAGGTGGCAATAGTGGCTCGGCGCTGCGGCGTGTCGCTGCCGCTGGCGTACAAGATCCGCAACAGCCTCCGGGCGGATGCCGCCCTGCGGGAGCAGGGTCAGCAGGCTCCCGAGCAGGTGGAGGAGGCTCCTGCCTCTTCGCCACTGGTGGTCTTTCCCGAGGTCGCTGTTGACGGTTCCGTGCCGGTCCTCTCGTCGACGGAGTCGCTTCTTGGCGCTCGGGCCACGACCCACGGGACTTTCTGTGTAACGGCTCGGCTCTCGCAGGCGCTCAAGCGCACGCTGGCCGAGCATGCGCGGGACGTCGGCAAGGACTTCACGGACGACCAGTGGGAAGCGCTCGAGATGGTGGCGACCAAGCTTGCGCGGATCGTCAGCGGCGATCCGGACACGCGGGAGCACTGGGACGACATCGCGGGCTACGCGACGCTCGTGTCGGATCGGCTGCGGGGGATTGTCCGGTGAGGCCGGCAGTCCCTTCGACGCCGGAGCCGCCGGAGCACTGGGACGACATCGCGGGCTACGCGACGCTCGTGTCGGATCGGCTGCGGGGGATTGTCCGGTGAGGCCGGCAGTCCCTTCGACGCCGGAGCCGCCGGAGGAGATCGCCTCCGTCGAGTTGAGGGAGTACGTTGCGGCGCTGCGCCGGCGGGTGGAGGTGGCCCAGGACCTCGCCGCCGCGCTGGTGAGCGACGTGCACCGGCTGCGCGGGGAGAACCAGGAGCTTCAGGCCCAAGTCTCACGGCTCCGTGTCGACTTGCAATGGCATGAGGCGCAGCGCACGATGGAGCCCTCATGAGCGCCCCTGTCGTCAAGTTCGTGCCGGTGGACGACCTTCCGCTGGTTCAGCTGTTGATCATCACGATCAACGGGACGCAGTACGCGCTCGTCGGGCCCGTGATCCACGTTCCAGGGAACAACCCGTCTTTCAATATCACCGAGATCGAGTTCGGTGACATCCTGCCCGCGAGCGCCGCGGCGCGGATGTTGGAGGGGGCGTTTCGGGAGCACATGGGCTCGAAGGTGCAGTGATGGGCTCCGCGGACATCGACCGATGGATCCGGGAGCAGCACGGGGCCGGCCACTCGCGTAACCAGCTGTTACACCAGCTGATCACGTACGGGTGGTCGGCGCCTGTGGCCGAGAAGGCGCTGGCCGCCGTGCTCGGTGAGCCTGGGCCGGCGGTGCCGCAACAGCGGGAGGTCGAGATCGAAGGGCACCGCGTGGAGGTGCTCGTGAACCTCCAGCAGCCCCGCTTCGCCTACCTGCGCGGGCTGCTTACCCGGGAAGAGTGCGAGGCGCTCATCGAAGCGGCTCGGCCACGACTCGTCCCCTCCGCCGTTGTGGACTCCGAGACAGGAGGGAACGTGCCCCACGCCGCGCGCGTGAGCGACGGCATGGCGTTCGAGGTGGGGGAGCTGCCGCTGCTCGATCGGATCGAGTGGCGGATACAGGGCCTTGTGTCATGGCCCATGGGCCACGGCGAGGCTATCCAGGTCCTGCGGTACCGCCCCGGCGGCCGCTACGACCCCCACTTCGACTATTTCGACCCCAAGGTGCCAGGCTCGAGCCGGCCACTGGCCCAGGCGGGCAACAGGGTGGGGACGCTGATCATGGTCCTGCAGGCGCCGGAGACGGGCGGGGAGACGGTGTTTCCTGATGCAGGGCTCACGGTCCACGGGCGCCAGGGGGACGGGATTCTGTTCACCTACGGGCGCCCTGACCCGTCCACGAAGAGCCTCCACGGGGGCTCGCCGGTGGTCCGGGGGGAGAAGTGGATCGCCACGAAATGGTTTCGAGAGTCAGAATATTCGGTTGCGCGGCCGCCTCCCTAGAGATCCTTCCCTCGTGTTGGCCGCGGCCCCCGGAGACGAGAGTTTCCGGGGGTTTTTTTCGGGCTGGGGTGCATGAATATGCATGGATCATGCATGAATATGCGTACGGGAGGGGGACAGGAGGGGGTTGGAGGGGCAAGGGGAAGGGAGCAAGGGCCACGGACCGCGGACCACGGGGCTGAAAACCGACCGCAGGATGGCCAAAAAGGGGCGTTTTCGGAGGTTTCATATAGACCTCCAGCCATAAAATTTTTCTGTTTCGAATTTTTCAAATTCAGCGTATTGAGCGTAATTGAGGTAATAGTTCTTGTGTATCAAGTACTTAGGTACTGTACAGTCTACTTACAGTACTCAAGTGATGAAATATGCATAAAAATCGCGCGGGGGTTGAGTTTTTAGTTTTCGTTTTTTTTTTATGGCTAGAAAGTCTATATAGAAACCCGAAAATTGGGGTCCTGGACGGGTTTGTTGTCCTGTTGTAGGCTGTCGTTATGTTGGAGATCGAGACAGACGTCCCCTTGCCGGGCAACCTCGGGCGGTTGAAGTACCCCTTCGACGACATGCACGTGGGTGACAGCTTCCTGATCACGGACCCGGGGATGGTCAAAAACGCTCGAAGTGCTGCATGGATGTATGCCAAGCGTCATGGCCAGCGATTTTCATGCAGGCGGGTGGAAGACGGTTGGCGGGTCTGGAGAGTCGCGTGACCAGCAAGAAAGAGGACGCCTTCATGGCGCGCATAGGCCGCGGCATCCCCCAGACCACGCTGGACAAGATCAGCCAGCCGGTCGTCGACAAGAAGCCCACAGGCAACAAGTCGCGCCGGCGCGACCAAGCCCTGACCACGCAGGAGTGGAAATTCGTCAACGAGTTCGTCGCCGGCGACGGCCACGTCACCGCCAAGGAGGCAGCCCTCCGGGCGGGGTACCCGGAGAAGCGCGCCAAGTACTACGCCGAGACCCTGACGGACCCGGGCATCAATCCGCACATCGTGGCGGAGATCCAGAAGCTGCGGGCGGAGTTTGCCGAGAGGTACGGCACGACCTACGAGCGCCACATGCGCGACCTGCAGCTGATCAGGGATCAGGCACTGGCTGCCGGCGCCTACGGCGCCGCGGTGCAGGCTGAGTACCGCCGCGGGCAGGCCCTTGGGACGATCTACATCGACCGCAAGGAGATCCGCCACGGCACGATCGACTCGATGAGCAAGGAGGAGGTCCTGCGCAAGCTGCAGGAGATCCAGAAGCTTTACGGCAACGGCTCTCCCGTCATCGACGTGACCCCGACGCAGGTCGCGGACAGCCTCCAGCACGAGGATCCGCCCCCACCAGAGGAGCCCGAGCCCCCCAATGAAGCCCGAGACCCGCCTGTATCACCGCCTCAAAGACAATCTTTCGAACTGCCTTATTACCCGGGTCGAAACCTGGGTGAACCTGGGGATACCTGACTGCCTGGTCGCGCTCAAGGGGCGGCGCGCTTTCGTGCCGGTCGAGCTCAAGGTAGTGACCAAGGGCAGGAAGGTCCCGCTCCGTCCCCATCAGGTCGCGTTCCATAGGCGCCATGCCGCGATCAAGTGCTCCACGTTCGTTCTGGTCCTGCATGTGCCATTTGGCAAGGTGGCCACGAGGGAAGGGAGGCTGCTCCTCTACCACAACAGCCAGATCCTCGAGCTCGTACAGTCAGGGGTCGACACGGCACCCACTGCCGCGTGGCCCTATGGGTCCGTGCCATGGGGGATGCTCGAGCATGAACTAGGGAAGTAGTTGACAGGGGCGCTGCCCTCTGGCAGGCTTTTAGGTCGCCGGGTTGTCCGGCCTAGAAAGGAGAAAGACATCATGAGGGCTATTTTCCCGAAGTGCACCGACGAGAACTACATCGTCTCGGTCCTGCAGCAGAACAACATCATCAGCGTTTGCGCGGTCTTTTCTGGCCGCGACGACAATGTTGAGATCCATGGCCTCTATTTTCACGAGAGGGACGCAGAAGGCATGTTGGTTGCGAAAGACATCGGCCATCTGCCAGTCGATGGCTGGGAGAAGCATGAGGGGGTAGAGAACGGGAGATGGAAATACAAGGTTGTCCGCGATAGGACGACACTGAGCGAGCAGTTTAAGCGCATATGCTGCGACGCGCTCGAAGCAACTACCCTTGACTGGTGCAGTGGACATGGCGGCCGGGGGCAGTTGGACATTTTGCTTAACGAAAAGGGCGAACTTGAGTTCGACCTAGAGATCGGCATTCACGTCGTCGAGGTGGTGAGTCACGATTTCAGGTTTAACGGCAACGGCACGGAGTTACTCTAATGACCATCGAGATTGTTAGTGTCCCTTCGCGCCGTCGCGCGCTCGGGTTCGAGGTGTTCGAGCGCCGATACGGTCCTGTCCTTGGGGAGGACGAGCAGCCTTTGCGACCATGGGACGATGACCTGGTGCGCAGGACAGATCAGCAATGCGTCTGGACCGTCGTTGACTGTGACGGGGTCTTGCGGATTGTGCCGGGGTTCGTGACGGTCAATTACTTTGCTCGCATCGTCACCCGTCGCGGCTGGTCTCACGTCGAGTTCCTCAATCCCGGTTATGTCTACTGAACCGGGGGCCGTGAGGCGTATCAAACTGCCCCCCAGACGTAAGTTCTGGGGGTGGGATTATCGGAGAGATCAACAGTTGAGGATGACCGGCACGGAGTGGCACGTCCACGCGGGAGTCGAGTATTTCAGGCACCCGCCGCGAGGCGACGCCGCTATCGGCGGGCATTGTGAAATTTGGCTAGATGGAAAAGACGCAGGACACGGCAATATCCGCCCCCCTTGCCCCCTAAACCAGAAAACCTCTCCCGCTCGTTCTACAAGATAGTGGCGCGGCTGGTTTTCTTTGCCCTCGTTCACATGATTTTTGCAGGGAGGGATTGACGACACGAAAGAGACCTGAAACACTTCGCGAGTCGGGGCATGGTGTCCCGACACTAGAAAGGAGAATTTGACAATGGCAACACTTACCGAAGCGAGCAGGCAATGGTCGACGCGCCCCCTTGAGGAGCGCTTTACTAGCCTCCCTGCGATGCAGCAGGCGCTCGAGACTCTGCGAGAGAGCAGCAGCGCGGCCGTAATTAGTTCGCGGCAACTCTCTGCGGCACCGACGGGGGATAACCGCGGGCTTGTCGTCATCGGTCCGGACGGCTCGCCTATGGTTCCGACCAACTGGGCTTTTGGTCAGTTGGCGACACTCTCCGGGGCGCCGGCCGCGTACCTGCGGACGATTCCGGCGCCGCTCGCGGCCGACTGCCTGAATTACGGGCTGAAGGTCGAGCGCGATGCGCAGGATACGGGCGTCCTGCTCACGCGTTCGTCGGGGGTCACGACGATGCGCGCGGCCACGGGGCCGCGCTACGGTCGCATCTGGAACGTCGACGTTGTGCGCGCGTTGTCTGATCGGTTTGGCGACGGGGTTACGGGGGACTTCCGGGTCCCGGGAATCTTTGGTCAGGCGCTCGATACCGTGACGACGGACAACACTACGCTGTTCGCCGGCGACCGTGACATGTTCGTCTTTCTTGCCGACGAGAAAAATAGGCTCGAAATCCCCAATCGTCGCGGCGGCAGTACCGGGCAACTCGCGCGCGGGTTCTTTGTGACTAATTCCGAAACTGGCGCGGGCGCGTTGCGGATCAAAACTTTCCTATTCGATTACGTGTGTGCGAATAGGATCGTATGGGGCGCCCACGAGCTCGATGAAATTGCGATTCGGCATACTGCCAGTGCTCCGGATCGGTTCATCGAAAAGGCGGCTCCCGCATTGCTCGCATACGCGCGCGCCAGTGCTGACGAAGTGGAAACAGTACTGCGGACGGCTCAGGTTTCGAAGGTCGATAAGGTCGACGCGTTCCTTGCGTCACGTTTCGGGCCGCGCGTTGCGGAGCGCATTAGCCAGGTGCATCAGTCCGAGGAAGGGCGCCCTATTGAAACGGTCTTTGATGCGGTCACCGGCGCCACGGCATATGCTCGCAGCATTCCGTTTCAAGCGGAGCGTGTCGCCTTCGAAGAGACGGCGGGGGCGCTGCTCGACATGGTGTAAGGCGGCGGGACCTCTCGCCAGCGGCCGGCATTCCCACGGGTGCCGGCCGTTTTTTTTTTGTAGGGCCTTGTTTTTTGTCAGGCCACCTAGGTAATCTCGGCATGCGGTCGTTTGACCGTCTAGAAAGAGAGAAAGCCCATATGACGATTCTTACCCCCCATATCCGCGGCCTCGCATCGGACCCCCAGCGGGCCGCGCGGGCAGTCGATCATTTTTGTGAACGCATCCAGTCTGCGCGCGATTCGGAGACACTTTGGCAGACACTGGACACGCTTCGGAATCTCTACGTTGCGTCGAGCGACTGGAGCACCCCTGAACAGGTGGCCGTTCTCGACCTCATCAATGATGTGGTCGATCGGCGGACGGAAAGCGGCGATCCTTTAACGCGCCTGTATGCCATGCGGGCGCCGGACAGTCCGATCTACCAGCAGGATGCTGCCGCCAGTCTTGAGCTGATCCGGGAAGGCAACTCCGGGGGGCTGCTCGAAGTCGAAGCGATGGAGCTCATCAGGCAGCACCATCAGGTTATGGTCTGCGACCACTGCGACCAGCCTTACCTTGGCCGCCATATGCAACGGGTCGCGCGACGCGATAGTGAGTACGTCTGCCGCGACTGTCGAAGCGATGACAACGTCTGGATTTACAGCACGTACTATGCCGGCTGGCTGCGTCGCGACGGGTCCGGCACTGGTCGGTTGGCCAACGGTGATGTCGTCGTAATCGAGGAGAGCGATGAGTCTTTCTTTTGGAACAACCTTGAGGAGGAATTCCACCACGTCGAGCGCGGCCGGCAGGCGGTGATTTGCCCCTACCACAGCAGTAAGGAATTCTTTGTCCCACAGCCCGATGATTGGTCTCGGGGTCACAACGGCCGGCTGTTCGGTGTAGAGCTTGAGGTCGAGGTCGCAAACGGTGGTCGGCCTGAGGATGTCGCGCGCGGAATCAATGCAGTGGTTAACGTAAACGGCCGTAAAGGCTCGCCGATATTTTTCGAGCGGGACGGGTCGCTGACCTCAGGATTTGAATTGATCACACAACCGATGAGTCTGCCGGTTCAGCGTGAGTTCTGGACCCGTGCGCTCACGGCTCCCGATGTGTGGCGTAGTGTCCGCAGCCACCGTACGTCGACGTGCGGGCTCCATGTTCACGTTTCGCGCGAAGGTCTAACTAACCTGACAATCGCGCGGGCCGTAACGTTCATTCATGATCCGCGGAACGACGCATTCGTTCAGGCGCTCGCGAGGCGTTACAACACGGGGTTCTGCAAGTACGTGGAAAAGGACCTTAGCACCGCTCATACCAGTCACGATCGGTATGAGGCGCTGAACATTACGGGACGTGAAACGATCGAGTTTCGTTTGTTCCGTGGATCATTGAAGTCCGATGCTGTCGTGGCGGCGTTGGAGTTCTCCCACGCGTTGCTTGAGTTCTGCGCGCGTGAGCAGCTGGACGCGACCGGATTAAATGCGCGCGCATTTTTGACCTGGTGCTTACGTGAGCTGCCCGAAGACACCGCGACATTGCGTAGTTACGTTGAGCAGCGGACCGCCGGCACTTATGCGCACGCGGCCGTCGCCTAAGCTTTCAATCTTTGATCAATCACAAAGGAAACAATCAACATGTGCTTACTCGTTCACCAGCCCGCCAACGTCACCATGTCTGACGGGTTCCTGCAGAGTGTCTATTCGTTGAATCGCGACGGTCTCGGCGTGATGTACTCGAAGGCCGGGCAGCTCGTCGTCGCGAAGGCGCTTCCCCGGTCGGCCGCGGAGTTCATCGCCTTGATCCGCGAGCATGCCGACGGCAGGGAGTCGATCTGGCACGCGCGCATGAGGACGCACGGGGACATCGACCTTGATAACTGCCATCCTTACTCGATAACCGATGATGTCGCTCTCGCTCACAATGGCATTCTCGGCGCGGGCAACTCGTCGAACTCGGCCAAGAGCGACACGTGGCATTTTGTGCAGTTCGTCGTACGGCCGGCCGTGCTGGCCGACCCTTCCATCGTCGAGGACCCGGACTGGCAGGCCTATATCGGCCAGCTGATCGGCTCGTCGAACAAGTTCGGGCTGTTCACCGCGACCGGCGCGGCGATCATCATCAATCGCGCCGCGGGGCTCATGCACGCGGGGGCATGGCTGTCGAACCGGTACGCGTGGCGCGACGATTCCGCATACGAGCCTGCCGGCTATGGCGCGTGGGGGTCGCGAGTCTGGGGCGGTGACGACTGGCAGGAATATCGGCCGGGGCGCTACCGGTACGTCGGCGAGACATCGAGCACGGCGACCTCGACCACGGCGGCGACCTCGAGCACGGCGGCGACCTCGAGCACGGCGGCGACCTCGAGCACGCGCGGAAGGCGGGCAGGTCGCAAGGTGTACTCCGCACGCGACCTGCGGCGCGCGGCATTGAACAGTTACCGGCGGGGCACGTTGCGGCTCTGGGTCGAGGACGCACCGGCGAAGGCGAATGCCTTTCTGGACGCGTTGGACGCGGGAGCGGACCTCGACGCGGAAGCGGACCCCGAGGCGGTCGTGCTCGCCCTGCGGCAGTGGTTCCAGAGTGAGGGCGCGCGTGAGGCCAGCATGGGCGCCACGTTCTAGGCGCTGTCGAGATGGTCGACGTCGGCCAGCGGCCGGCATCCTCGCGGGTGCCGGCCGTTTTTTTGCCCAGGTGCTGCTCCCGATCTCGCCCAGGTGCTGCTCCCGATCTCGCCCAGGTGCTGCTCCCGATCCCGCCCAGCAGGCCGGCCGGTATGGGATGCCGGGGGCTCTCGCAGGGCACTGCAGCAGAGTCCCGTGTTCCGCCCAGCAGGCCGGCTCCGGCGGTCTCCGGGGCCCTGACGGGCTCATGGCCCATGGTTCGTGGCGCGTCGATCTGTGCGCGCGGTATGCGGCCGTGGTCCGTGTTTGTTACCTGCCGGTCTAGCTGCTCGGGCCGTGGTCCGTGGGGCGCTGGCCGAGCTCCGCTGGTCGAGGTCCGCTGGTCGAGGTCCGCTGGTCGAGGTCCGCTGGTCGAGGTCCGCTGGTCGAGG